GAGTACGACATAAACCTTATCTAATGAGACCTAGATACGGATACCTTATAGAGCCTCTAGGGGGCGAATACAATAATACAAAGAATGTAGGAGGAGTAGACCTCGTAGTTAACACAACTATAGAGGACGCTGCATTTGTAAATAGACTTGGTGTAGTTAAAGGTTTGCCAACAAACATAGAAGACAACGAACTAGAGATAGGAGATGTTGTTGTGGTTCATCACAATGTGTTTAGAACTTACTTAAACATGAAAGGTCATAAGACCAAAAGTAATGAGTTCTTTAGAGAAAACTCTTACATAGTTCCACTAGAAAAAATATATCTATACAAAAGAAAAGATGATTGGAAAGCTCTTAAGACATATTGCTTTGTTCTTCCTGTTGATTACAGCGAGGATAGCGTTATACTTAGAAACAAAGAAAAGGAAGACCATGTGGGACTTATAGAAGTCTCTAATGCTTACCTACAGTCTAAAGGCATATTTAAGGGATCTAAGATTGGATTTACTAAGAATAGCGAATATGAATTCAATATAGAGGATAAAAAGCTATATAGAATGCAAACAAGAGACATATGCCTAGAGATATAAAACAAACAATAGAAAGGGTTATTGCAGCAGGAGAAAAGGCCGTAGAGGAGCTTATTAAGGTTGCTCACGATGAAATCATTACAGACGACCCCAATGAAGATATTGCTGCTGATAGACTAAAGAATGCTGCGGCAACTAAAAAGCTTGCAATATTTGATGCATTCGAAATACTTAATAGAATAGAATTAGAAAGAGCTAAATTAAATGGCGAGGACGAATCTGAAACAAGTAAAGGAAAAGATACAGGATTCCAAAGCTTTGCAGAAAGAAGAAGTAGAAAGTCTTAGGCTTTGCACTGTTCTATCTGGAGTAGTATCTGAAACCGTTATAAAGAATAAGAACAAAAAGAAAGCCTGGGATTATGGATATAACTCAGACTATGATATTGTTGTTATATCTAAGGATGGAACTATAGGTGATATAGTAGAGATACAGAATTTAAAAATAGCACTCCCATCTGTACATAATAACGTACATAAAAGAAGCAATAAACAATCTGAGCAATACTGGGAAACCTTAGAATATCCAAAAGAACTTAGATTAATAAAAACAATCTTTGATTGGAATAGTATGCCTAACTCGTTTAAGAGTGATTGGGTTGATTACATTGAAGATGAATTCACAAAAAGAGATGAAGGTTTTTGGTTTCAAAACAATGGAACTCCTACTTACATAACTGGATCTCATTATATGTACTTGCAGTGGACCAAGATTGATGTTGGTCAACCAGACTTTAGAGAGGCAAATAGATTGTTCTTTATATTCTGGGAAGCTTGTAAAGCAGATAATAGATGTTATGGCATGTGTTATTTAAAAAATAGACGTTCAGGTTTTTCTTTTATGTCTTCTGCTGAAACAGTTCATCAGGCAACCATAACTTCAGATGGTAGGTTTGGAATACTATCTAAGACTGGAGCAGATGCTAAAAAAATGTTTACCGACAAGGTTGTTCCTATATCTATAAACTATCCATTCTTTTTCAAACCAATACAGGATGGTATGGATAGGCCAAAGACTGAGCTTGCATATCGCGTACCAGCATCAAAGCTTACAAGAAAATCAATGTCAGCATCAGAAAGCTTAGAAGAAATAAGTGGACTAGACACAACTATTGACTGGAAAAACACAGGAGATAACTCGTATGATGGTGAAAAACTAAGATTATTGGTTGAAGATGAATCTGGTAAGTGGCTTCCTCCAGACAATATACTAAACAACTGGAGAGTTGTAAAAACAACATTAAGACTAGGTAAGAGGATCGTAGGTAAGTGCATGATGGGGTCCACTTCAAATGCTTTAGATAAAGGTGGAGCAAACTTCAAGAAGCTTTATGAAGACTCTGATGTTTTAGAAAGAAACGACAATGGTCAAACCAAAAGCGGAATGTATTCACTTTTCATCCCAATGGAGTGGAACTTTGAAGGATATATAGATAGATATGGACAACCAGTCTTCAGAAACTCCGAGGATCCTGTTTTTGACGCCTTTGGAGACGTTATCTCTGGTGGGGTGATAGATTACTGGGAAAACGAAGTAAAGTCTCTTAAAAACGATCCAGACGCTTTAAACGAGTTTTATAGGCAATTTCCTAGAACAGAAGGTCATGCTTTTAGAGATGAAGCAAACAATAGTTTATTTAATCTACAAAAGATATACGAGCAGATAGACTATAACGATGGATTAGAAGGTCAAAGGGCTGTTATGCGTGGTAGCTTTTCTTGGAAAGATGGAAAGAAAGATACTGAGGTTATATGGACTCCAGACAATAGAGGTCGGTTTTTTGTTTCTTGGATTCCAAAACCAGAACTAAGGAATAGAGTTGTGATTAACAATGGTGTTAAATCTCCAGGTAACGAACACATTGGAGCGTTTGGATGCGATAGTTATGATATATCTGGAACCGTAGGTGGTGGTGGATCTAACGGAGCTTTACATGGAATGACTAAGCTTAACTTTGAAGGACCATCTAATATGTTTTTTTTAGAGTACATATCTAGGCCTCAAACAGCTGAGTTATTTTACGAAGATGTTCTAATGGCTATGGTGTTTTATGGAATGCCTATACTTGTGGAGAATAACAAACCAAGGCTTTTGTATCACTTAAAGAACAGAGGTTATAGAAAATGGAGCATAAATAGACCAGACAAACACAAAAATGATCTATCTAAGGCAGAAAAAGAACTAGGAGGTATACCTTCGTCTACTGCTGTAATATCAATACATGCAGAAGCTATTGAATCTTACATAGAAGAAAATGTAGGATACTCAGAGAAAGGCTCTGGAAACATGTACTTTACAAGGACTTTATTGGACTGGGCTAACTATGATATAGCAAAAAGAACCAAGTTTGATGCCACTGTTTCTTCGGGTTTAGCTATTATGGCTAATCAAAAGTACTTAATAAAGCCTGAAAAAACTAATAAAATAATAAATGTTAACTTTGCAAAGTATAATAATAACGGTTTAGTTAGCTCAATACTTAAGTAACAATATGGATAAATCTCCAGTGAATTACGCCATTGGATTCCCTGATCAATTAGCATCTGATTCTGAGAAGTCTTCAAGAGACTATGGACTCATAGTTGGAAGGGCAATAGAGTCTGAATGGTTCAGGAAAGAAAGTGGAACTTCAAGGTTTTATAACAACCGTGATACATATCACAAATTAAGAACCTACGCAATGGGAGAGCAGTCTGTACAGAAGTACAAGAACGAGCTTTCTATTAATGGAGACATATCTTACCTTAACTTAGATTGGACTCCCGTGCCTATTGTTCCAAAGTTTGTAGACATCGTAGTTAACGGAATGTCTAACAGACTTTTCGATGTTAAAGCAGAAGCAGTTGATTCTGTATCTACCAACAAGAAAGCAAACTATAAAAACCAAATACAAACTGAAATGCGTAATAAGGCTGCCTTCGAAGAGATGGGAGCTTTGCTTGGTCAAGATATGTTTGCTGGCGATCCAGACATGTTGCCAGATAGTGATGATGAGCTTGACTTACACATGCAGATTGATTACAAAGATGATATTGAAATAGCTGAAGAAAAGGTTATTGAAACAGTTATGAATCAAAACAACTACGAGCTGATTAAAAGGCAAGTAGATGAAGACGCTACAGTATTAGGAATATCAGCCTTAAGGCACTCATTTAATATACACGACGGAATAAAGATTGATTATGTTGATCCAGCTAACTTAATATGGAGTCCTACTGAGGACCCTAACTTTGAGGATTGCTATTATTTTGGTGAAGTTAAGAATGTAAATATAACTGAATTAAAAAAGATAAATCCTAGTTTGACTCCTGAAGACATAAAAGAAATATCTAAGATGTCTAGCAAATGGGATGCTTATCAAGGAATAAGAGGTGGACATCAAGTTGACAATTTTGACCACAATACAGCGACTCTACTGTACTTTTCATACAAGACCGATAAAACTATTGTATATAAAAAGAAAATCACTGCAACAGGCGGTGAGAAGGTTTTAAGAAAAGATGATTCATTTAACCCTCCAAGGACTGAAGAAGCTAGATTTGAAAAGCTTTCTAAGAAGATTGACGTATGGTATGAAGGTGTTCTTGTTTTAGGAACAAATCACATACTTAAGTGGGAAGTAATGAAGAATATGGTTAGACCAAAGTCTTCTATTC